TGATGTAGTAAAACCAGGAACTGTTTGTTCAGAATCCATTTTAGCCATCCATTTATCAATATTTACTTCACCATAAGTACGAGGTGAGTAGTATAATTTAGGATAATTTTTTTCTATAATTGTATTGACTACATCCCAACCTACGTTTGCGTTTTCTACTACAAGTAAAGCATTATTATATTCAGCAGCAACTGATACTAGCATATTTCCATATGTTCTTGTATCTATCTGTGATTTATATTCAGCCACCTGCTCACACGTTGTTGCATCGATGACATGGAAAGCAGAGTAGTCGCTGCCATCTCCGCGAGCAACATCAGCACATACAATATAAGACTTATTATAATCAGGATACTGCCAAATCCAAAAATCACCACCCATGAAACGACGTTCGATAGGTTCTTGAATATAAGTTTGTTCATAAAATGATAATAAATCGGGTTCAACTACTGAGTTACCAGAACCTAAGAAGTCACAGTCATACTCTTGAGCAAATTCTCGAGTTGACATGTTTGCTCGTTCTCTTTCCTCCCAATTTGCATCTCTATCTGGATGGAGGTTCCAGGGTAATCTAATAGCTTTAAAGTCATTTTTGCCTATTTCAGCTTCAGAATACATTCTATGGAACCAATTACCCACACCATTTGGAGAAGATAATGCAATAGCTCCACCACCAGTTGCAATTGTTGGTTTAATACTCGTGTATATTTTATCAACACCTTCAATAAACGCAGCCTCATCCATTAATAGTAAGGATACTGCGTAGGATCGACCTGCGTCTGATGCTGCTGAAGTAGCTATTATGCGTGAATTATTAGCTAGCTGGAATGATAATTTGTTATTTGATAGTGGTTTTTGGTTACCTTTTAACCAACTAGGTAGATTATCATACATAAATTGTACTTTTTCTACCATTCCTCTTGCTGTTTCTTGTTTAGTTGCTATACAAAGTATAGTTTTGTCTTTGTTAAATATCATTAACCACAAAGAAAAACCAGCAACTAACGTTGATATACCTAACTGTCTTGATTTATTAATAATACAGAAACGATTGTTTCTAAAATCATTTAATACATCTTCTTGGAAAGGGTAAAGATGAAACAAAACTCTACCCTTAGTTGGGTGATTAATGTAACAGTATTTGCGAAAAAAGTGTGTTGGCGAAGTCGCGCATTTGATATACTCTTGTTTAATTATTTCTTTAATATTTACTTGACTCATGTATATAAATATATAAAAGAAACCCCAACTTACGTTGGGGTTGGTCCTATGATACTATCATAGGAGGGGTGCATGGGTGCAAGTTATTTAATAATAGTAAGTAATGTCATTCCAAGAGTAATAACCGTAGAAATTATTTTTGTATTTTTACCTCTTCTAATTAGTTTTTTATTTTTATTTTCTAAATCATAAACTAATTCACTTTGAGCATTAAATTTTAATTCCTCATTATGTAACATTTGTTGATAAACACTATCTTTGATTACATATTGTTTAATAATGCTGTCTTTTAGTACAACTTTTTTCTGAGTGAGTTTAAGTTGTTGTTTAGTTAGGTCTAATACTTCCTTAGTACTATCGCATGATTGTATTATTTGAGTTAATCGTTGAGCAGCTTCAGGGGTAATAGTAATTTTTTGTTGTGCTTTAAGCGTAAAAGGTAATATAAAAGCTAATAATACTATTAATTTTTTCATTTGAGTTTATTTAGAATGAATGAATCTAATTGTAAATTTTTAACATTACTAACTTTTTGGCTAATTTTGTTATATTTGTCACCAACATTTTTAATTTTATTTTCAATACTATCTATATCATGGTCAACACTATCAACCATATCTTTATACATTTCTATATTAGCATCAAGTTGGTTTTGATGTTGTCTTAATTGATTATTAGCATCTATTAATGAATCAATAGAAGGACGATAATCAGGGATTGGCTGTGGTTTTGGAATAAGTAGTTTAATCATTCCAAAAGTAACAACAACATTCAATACAAATACTATTATATAGCCTTTAATTTTATTTAATAATTCCTGCATAAAATTTCATTTTATTTATTGTCCATTCATCTAGTGGTTCTTCATCTGGTACTTCAATCTCAGGAGCTTTATAATCTTTTGCAACTGATGGGAATTGAGAAACAATAGCCATCATTTTGTCTTCTAATCTTTTTTTAAGATCACGTAAATTTTCAACTTCGTTACTTGGTCTATCAGCAATATCACCAGGTGTTGGTCTTGATTTTCTAGCTTTTAATATATTTGATTTTACATTAGCTAAACGACGTTCTAGTTCTTGATAAGCCATCCAAGCCTGGAATTCATCATCTGACATACTTTTTGCTGATGGGGTAGCGGCATCAATTTCAATTCCTTCTGCATCTTCCTCTTCACCACCTGATATTGCTTTAGCAAATGAAGCATCAATTTCATCATCAGTCATATCACCAGCAATACCACCTTCTGGATCTTCATAGCCTGATGGTAATTCATCTTCGCCATCTTCCATATCATCTCCAACAGGTGCTGCAGCAGGTTCTGGTTGTGGGCGAGAAAAACGTGGTGCTCTTTGTTCACCTGCAGGTATAATAGCTCCAGATGTTACAAGAGCCATAAAATCAGCATTAATTGGGTTTTGTTTATCGTATCCTAATTCACCAGCAACATCTATTTTAGACATTGGTTCACCATTAGCTTGCATAGCAGCTAGAATTCTATTCTTTTTACCAGTAAAATCAGCTGCATTTGCATCTGGAGATAGTTGGTAGCGAATAGCTACATTGGCCATTTCATCCAAATCATTTTCAGATACTACTGATGTTCTGCCGGATGATAAATCAGTTTTTTTAGCTTGTAAAGCTTGGATTTGTTTATTAATTGAATTTAATTCTGCATCTTTAGCTGCCTTTTCTTGAGGAGTAATTTCAGCTTCATTCAATACTTCACTAAGTGCTTCGCGTATAATAGCTTCTAGTTGTGATCTTTTCATTTGTGATTATTATGTATATAAATATCAAATATTTTGTAAAATTGTAGCAATGCGTTCCTCAGTTGTACCTTCTACTTCAATTAGTTTTTTAGGTTTATATTCTTCCAACGCCATTTTAATAGCAGTATCAATTTTTAGTCGATAAACTAAATCAGTTGTACGAATTCCATTATCTTCTACAGGTACTCCTCGTGGAGATACATAAACTACTACATCATAATAGTCACGAAGATACATAGCTGCTTCAACAAATGCGCGTTTTTCCCAATCATTTATTGATTTTGCCGATAGAGTAAATGAACATACGTCCCAAATTGTGCGATCTGTAATTATATTATCACACAGCAATTCACTTGCACGTTCAGCTAAAAATACAAATTGACCACGCAATGTAGAATCAGTATTTAATGGAATACCTAGACTATTAAGATATTTACTACGTTCAGTTTGTATATTGTGATCTTTAAAATAGTCAGTTTCACCTAATGCTTTTGCTAATGTAGTTTTACCTACACTCATTGTACCAGCTAATCCTATTCTCATTTATTTTTATTGTTTATTTTTTTCATTTGACGTGCTGTCTTTTTAATTTGTTTTGTTTCTTTAGCACGTGCTTTAATTGCCTTATCTGCACCAGCTTTATATTTAATATCTACAGAAATAGGACCTTTGTCGAATAAATCCAAATCAAAGGTCCACGTTTCTATAGTTTCATCATCTTCATATACACGAGTAAATTTTGTTTCTTTTACTTCTTTCATATTATAAAGATATAATTTTTATTTTGCCTACACACGAGCTCCAGCAGCTTTACCCGCTGATGTTTTATACCAAGGTTGTCCGTTACCATCTTTTTTAAAGTCTTCCCATTGTTGTTTAGTATACTTAATACCAAATAAATAATACTCTGACAGGCGCTTATTACCTTGAGGTATAAGTGCGGGACCATCCCAATTATGTATTTTACCATCTAAATAATAAACGATAGTTCCATCTGTTGTTTTCATTCTCTTTACTTCTGACATATAATTTTATTTTAAAAGTGATTCAGCTACATAGATTCCTTGTGCTCCTGATACTGTGATGCCACGAGCTGAAAGTGCATCACCTACAAAGTGTACATTTGAATATTCGGTTAATGATAAATCATTGTAGTTAACTAATGGTTCAGGAGATAGATATTTTACCTCAGGCATATAAATTCCCCAATCATTATCAAATCCAAATACAATTTGCATTTCAGTAATGAAATTTTCAATATATTGAGCATATTTTTCACCTAATGCTTCGAATAAAACATCCATAGTATCTACTTGTATAGCTGATACAGTATTACCTTCTGATGTAGATCCTGGTTGGCGTGTTTTGCTAGGTGAGTAGTAGGTACCAGTTCCATTAATTTGGAGTTTTTTAACTACATCTCTACTCCATTCAAATGGGTTATCAATACCCTTAATTTCCATTAAAATGCCAAAATTGGTCATTCTATTTTCGAATTCTTTACCTTTCTTGGCATGTCCATTGTAACTGACATCCCCATAAGTTTCTTCAACCGCCACATAAGCTGCGTTGTTATTAGTACAAAAGCTACGAAGGGATACATTATCAAATTTCTGATATAATTTAAAATCATAACTGATATCTATTAGTTTTTGGAAATATTTTTGTGGTGCCTCAAATCGAACTCCAATTTGTACTGATTTAGGTTCATTAGGTAATTTATAATCATCTGCTAATTTTTGAGCAAAATCAATACCTGATTTACCTACTGCAAATATTAATTCATCATAATGATAGTCACAATTTTTATTATCATATACTCCTACTATATAGTTATCTTTAAAATCAATTTTATTAATTTCAGTATTCCATTCAAATTTAACACCTTTATCAACTAAATATTGGTACCATGCTTTAGCGATCTCGTGCAAGAAATTAGATCCAATATGCCATACAGGAAACATTCTTAAACCAAAGTATGGTTTAATCCATTTAGGTTCCTTTTTAGGATCAGACATGAATATTTCTTCTGGTTTAGGGTGGAAACGTCTAAAATTAGAAATAACTTGGTCCATTAATTCCATTGCTTTTTCCTCACCACAATACTTAGACAACTGACCTCCAATTTCTGTGTGGTAAGTTAATTTACCATCACTCCATCCACCAGCACCCAACATACCTGTCATTACTTCCTCAGGTAGGCGGTTAATAGGGTCGTTACCTTTATCAATAATGGTAATGTATTCACCAGGATAACCATTATCTACTAATTTAGTAGCGGCATTAATACCAGCTACACCAGCACCTACAATAACAATTTTTTTACTCATTTATTTTCTTTTTTTACTATGGAAATAGATCCAGTATTTTCTTGAATTAAATTTTCTTCTAATATTTCTTCAACTATAATAGGTTGTTCTTCAACTATTACAGGTGGTTGTTCTACAGGAGGAGGAGTTTTTACTATTACACTTGTTTTTTTACTCATATCACCTTCAAATTGAAGTTGTTGTGAACGACGAATTGCATTTTGATGATTTTTCATATATTTACCCAATTTGGTTTGTTATTTAATTTTTTCCAAGATAAGTTCTTTACTTTGACCTTATCCTCAATATAGAAGGTTTTATATGCTTCTATAGTATCTTGTTTTTGATATGTCTCAGGCATACATTGTGGTGGTGGTGTAAAACCATTATCATTAATTGATGGTTCATTGTCACGAAGCCACTCAAGTACGTCTTGTGTTTTGTGGTGTTTACCATAGCGTTTGGTAAATTCACTACAAATTTCCAAACCATGATTAATTAACCAACGATAATGTTGAATAGATTCACGTACCCATTTAGTAGATGGGTGATTAACGTGTGCTCTTTTGTATGGAGCTTGTGAACCGGATTCCCAATGTGCTGTGGAACACATTTGAGCTGATTCAATTTGCATTTTACGAATGTGGTCGTCTGCTAGTTGTTGGGCTGCTGCGATTGGGTCTGCGTTGATGTAAAATATGTTCATACTATAAATGTATGAAATTTATTTTGCCCTTTTATTTAAATAATTCCTCTGGGTTGATTACGAGGGCTCCTTGATTAATAGAAGTATTATCTAGTATTGTTTTATTATCAATACCTTCTAGATTAATTTCTGAATATTTTAGATTCCCATTAGAAGTAACATTGACTAGATAGCCTGTATTAGGACCCATTTTATCAGTTATTTTTTTAGCTAAAATAAGTTTCATTAAAGCACCAGCTGCATCTTCTTCATCATCAATATTAACATCTTTAATCGATTGTAGCTTAGTTACAATATTATCTACTTTTTTATATATAAGATCTATTAAAGGATAATTAGAAGCTATATTTCTAAGAGCAGTATTATTACTAAAAGTATTAAACGTTTTGAAAGCTTGTTTTATATCGTTTTTAGAAAACCTTAATGAATTAGCTTGTTTATCTTTACCTGTAGAGGAACTTACAGAAGATAACAATGAATGTAATCCAAATAAAGTATTTAATAATTCAAGATTTTCTTTATCAGATCCTATTCTACCAAAAGTCATACTTTTAGAATCATATGCTTTTACCTCAACACCTGTATTATCAATAATTAAATCTGCTTTTCCACGGCCCGGATTTCCAATGACTGGTACTGGGGTGGTTTGATATACAAATAACCAATATAATGCTACTTCCCCATTGCCTGCTCCTTTAGATCCAGCAGATTCTACATCTTGGTCTTTTTTAGGAGGAGTTATAGGGTATAATGCTTTAAATATTTTTGCATCTTCACCATTTACATCAACATTTTTTCCTAACACATATTTTTCTTTTACAGAAGGTATGTCACCATTAGGAAGAAGAAGATTTGCTTTATCTAAAGCATTTTTTATAACTTCATCATATTTTACATCACCTTCATTAAGGATATCGGTTTTATCTACATTAAATTCCTTTAAAATTTCATTTAATATAGAAACTTTAGTGGGATCGTTCATATCAACAATCCCATCGTGGCAACGAAATGACCACTCATTTAATATTTGATCTATAACTGTCATATTTTAAGCTTCAGCGGGTGGAGGTGTTTCTTCAGCTGGTGCTTCAGGAGCTGGTGTTTCAGCTGGTGTTTCTGGTGATTCGGGAGCACCTGCAGCAGCACTAAATGCTTCAGCGCCTGCATCAGCAGCAGCTACATCTGCTTTTTCTTGTATAGCATAACTTAATTCTAATAAGTCAGCTATACTTTGAGAAGCACGCTCTAGTTCACTTAGTTGCTGTACATTATATTTTTTACCTGCTACTTTAGCAGTGTAATTTTTTCTGCCGTCGTAAATTATATTAAATTCTTGCTCGTTAATTAATTTAACACTAAATGTTGTTGGTTTTGGGGCAACTAATTTAACATCAGAAACAAAACGACCAAATGATGGAGACATTAATTCTTCTATCACTTTTTTCAAACCAGGAAAACGATGTACTAAATACATTGATTTAACAGCTCGCTTTTCTTTTTCCTCTTGCTCAGCAAGAGCTTTGCGTACTGCTACCTTAATATATTTTTCTATTAATAGTTTTTTACTCATCATCTTTTAATTCATGGAATCCTTGAGCAGCTTGTTCAATATAATTTTCTGCATTGGTAATATGGTCTTGAATCCATCCAGGAATGTCACGCTCAACACCTCCTATTTTATTAGATAATTCCATAGCCGCTTTAGCAATAGCTTTAAGGCTATTTTGTGCCATAGCTACTTCATGATCACCACTTTCTTTAAGGTTTTTAGCTATAACGTCACGACGATGTTTAAGGTATTTATCTGTTTTATTTACTTTACCATCATTATTGATATCATCATCTTCTTTTCCTACAGGATCTAACCCTTCAGCTTTAGAAGCAGCAATAGCATACATTGCAGGATCATTCTTTTTAAATTTACCTGTTTTCTTTAATGATTTAACTATTTTT